GGATGTATCTAGCAAGAATACTAAAGGTTTCTTGTGCCCAGGCCAGTACCGCGTTGGATGCTCAGTTTGGTACTACTTTGAGGACGTAAAATAATGCAACCACCAGCAGGCGACGGCGGCAACGCTTATACTGAACGGTTCAGCGACTTGTACCTATCTGAGGAAGAGTACGAGTACTTTAATTTATCCCTGCCTGACGAGAAGCTTAAGGCTATGCTAGTGCGCTCACTTGATGAGAACACTGATTACTGGAATCGTAAGCCATGGCAGCTGTCTAAGACTGACAAAGAGAATGTGGCCTTCTTCCTAGGCGACCAACTGGACGAGTCTGAGTATGTGCAGCATGATATCAAGTACAAGGACAACCGGCTATTTACCTCAGTACGGGCAATCCTCTCATATGCTACTGGGCAGTTGGCTAAGCCTGAACTAACACCAAGCAAATCTGATGAAATCTACCTGAAGGGTGCGCGTGATATGCAGATGGCGCTATACCAACACTCTCTTGATGAGAAGGCAGACCGCAAAGTACGCGCAGCTGTGATGAACCTGGTTATCCGGAAGCGTGGATACATGAAATTGCGCTACGATCCGAACGCAGGCTTTGATGGTGACATCGTAACAGAGGTGTGTAACCCTGAAGATATCATCATTGACCGCAATGCCAAGTACTTGGACAACCCGAATGTCATTTACCACCGTTTGCGCTGCTCAACTGATGAGCTAATTGCCCGTTTCCCCGAAAAAGAAGCAGAGATTCGTGCTGCATACGGCATTTTGCAGGGTAGATACAGCCAAATGGCACGCTTTGTGACGTATTTTGAAGCATGGTTCACCTATATTGATAAAGGTAAGCCAAAAGAAGCGGTATGTTGGTTCATTCCTGATAAAGACTTGATCCTCGACAAGCAACCTAACCCCAACTGGGTCTACACAGGTAGTGATAAGAAGGAAAAAGAGACCAATCTGTTGTCATGCCCGCCTAAGCCATTCGTATCTTTCAACTATATCAACATGGGTGAGAGCTACATTGATGAAACATCCCTATTTGAGCAGGCCAAGTCACAGCAGGTGATGCTGAACAAGCGTGGTCGCCAGATTTGGGAGAATGCCGACTATGTGAACGGTCGTTGGGTAGCGTCCAAGAAGTCATTTAATGAAGAGGATGCCCAGAAGCTGATTAACAAAGGGCCAAAGACTGTTGCACTTGCCAACTCTGAAGATGTATCTAAGTCGCTGGTCAATGTTGGATCGCCTGAGCTGCCTAGCTATGTCACAACTACTATGCTTGATGCCCGCAATGAAATTGATAACATCATGGGTACGCCTGCACAGTTCCGTGGTGCGCAACCGCAGTCACAGGATACGGCTACACGCGATCTGCTTGTGAAGCAGCAGGCTGGGGCGCTTCAGGATGACCTAGTGTTGGCCGTTGCTGATGGTATGGAGACGTACTACAAGATCAAGTTGCAGATGATGCGTGTCTACTACGACGAGGATCACTGGTTCCAGTGTAAGGGTGGTGACGGCAAGTACCAGTTCATCCTGCTTAACGGTGACAACATTGATACCAACGTGAAGATCGGTGTACAGACTGACTCAACCCTACCGCTTGACAAACAGATGATACGAATGACTGCTATGGACTTGTGGAAGGCTGGCAATGCGATTGACTACTTGACAATGATGCAAGACCTTGGCTTGCCTGATCCAGAAGTACGTGCTGAGCGATACCTTAAAAGCCAGCTTGATCCGCAGGGTTATCTCAAGGCTATTGAACTATCCCAGATTGACACTGATGCTGAGTCAGATATCCAGCTACTGATTGCCAAGAAGCAGCCTGAAGAGCGTGATGACTACTCACTGGATTACATCAACTACTACAACAACTTCCTGACAACTAACCGATTCGCTAAGCTCGAACCAGATGCACAGGAGCGCATCACCGCCTTCCTAATGCTGGTGCAGCACTTGGCTATGAACACATCTAACTTACAGATGCTGCTGCGTGATGACGCTGGGATGCTACCGCTTGGCGGCGGAGCACCTCAGCCACCTGCGGGTGCACCGGGAATGCCGGTAGGAGCACCTGTTCCACCAGTTCCCGGCATGATCGCGCCTAGCCCAGACATTGCCCAACCAGCTACCGACGCGCCTGTTCCAGGTGGAGGCGGCGCAACACCACCAGTTCCAACACAATAGTGATATACTATAATTAAATAAGGAGACAATATGTCAAAGGCAGATGAAGCCCCTGCACCAGTAGAACAAAAACCCGTACAACTTGATCCATCTCAAGCACTTGAGTGGGGCGAGGTATTCAAAGAGCAGCAAGCTAAAGTTGATGACGAAGAGCCTACAGATGACCCAGTGCAGGAAGACGGTGGAAAAGACGATACTCAGCCTGCCGATGATACGGATGGTGATAGCACAGATGATGATACCGACGACGAAGAGGAAGTGGAACAGGAAGAGCCTACCCCACCTGCTCCCAAACTAGAAGACCCAGGTGACTATGTTGCTAATGACTATTCATTTGAGGTAGAGATCGAAGGCAAGAAGACGACTATTAGTACGCCTGAGCAGGCTGCTGAGTTTGCCGATGAAAACGCCGACAAGTTCACCGCGCCGCAACTACTGAAGTTCATGCGCCAGACTCAGAAGATGGAAACTAACCTGGAGCATGACGAAGCTGAGCATAAGAAGCTGAAGGATCAGTTCGACGAGCAGGATTCCAAGGCCAAGGCTGAAGAGTTGTTCATCCAAAGCACCTTCAATGAGTTGCAGTACCTAGTTGGTAAGGGCAAGCTTCCAAAGATTGAAGCCAAGTACCTGAAGGCTGACTGGCGTGACCCAGAGATTGCCAAGCGTCCTGAAGTCAAGGCACAGATCGACCTGCTTAACTACATGCGGGATGAGAACACGAACCGCGAGAAGGCTGGTATTAAGCCGTTCACTTCTATCATAGATGCCTACAATGAATGGCAACTCGAGCAGCAGGAAGATACTGAAGTGGAAGACAAGAAGAAAAAAGCCGCTGCCCGTAAGGCTGCAGGTGGTCGCGTGGCAGGCACTTCACCTAACCCAGTCAATATCGCTCCCAAGGGTGTATCGGTGGGAAGAGTGTTCAATTTGAACGATTTAGACAATCTCTAAATAAAGTGCTTGCGTATCCAAAAATAGTGTAATATTATACAGTCAAAGGAAGCCCCTCACGGGGCTTTTTTATTTAGGAAAATTTAAGGAGCAGGCATGTCAGCTACACCACAGAATGATCGTGTAAACAACATCACACTAGAGGATATCAACTCAAGCATCGTTGATACCGTAAACCAATCAAGCGAGATTATGAAGCGCGTGGTTGCGAAGCCTAAGAGCTGGAACGGTCGAAGTTTCCAGTCACCAATCTTCACTAACAACAGCCAACTTGGTACTTCATTCAAGGGAACAGAAACTTTCCCAACTACAATCGACTTCAATACACAGCAGATGACTTGGTATCCTACAGGTTACGCACAGCCAGTTGGTGTGTCACTAGTTGAGCAGTCAATCAACAAGACTCCTGCCGGTGTAGTTAACCTAACTGACGGTTCATACCAGTACGCACAGAACTCAATGATTACCGCTCTTGGTCAAATCTTCTACGGGTTCGGTGTCGGTAATGACTTTGACGGACTTGGCCTAATCGTAGACGATGGTACAAACACATCTACATATGCCGGTCTTCAGCGATCTGCCTTCCCAACGATCAACGCCTTCCTTACCAGCGCACCTGGTGGAAACCTTGACCTTGAGACAATGTACGCATCTGACGACGGTTCAACAATCTCAGGTAGCCTGAGCGAAACTACAAACGTCATCTTGTCTGATCCTACAGTATGGAGCTACTACTCAAGCCTATTGCAGCCTGCACAGTTTGCTACATACGGCGCTATGGGTGGTGAGTTCATCAAGGGTGATACGCGAGTAGGTGAGTCTGTACAGGCCAGCCGAGGTATGAACCTAAAC